CCTGTGAGCCAGACTGTCCAACCGTCAATCTCGGAGGCATCGAAATTTGCCACTGTCCGTGTTTCAACTCCGCCACCACCAAGGGTGACCCGATTAATGCGAAAGGTAACTTGGCTTCTTAGCTTCGTAATAACTAGGTCGTATTCATCATTCTTGTAGTACGACCGTGGAAGATTATCCAAGAACAAATGTTGACCGTTCACAGTGCCCTCAAACATCAGCATGTCGGTTGAACGTGAATTGTCATACAACAGAAGGGATACAACGACTTCATGGCCTTTAGTGAGGTTAAACTCACACCGTCCGGTTGTATTCTTAGTTGTTGAAAACTTCATTCTGTTCACCCATTGGAAGTTTCCATTGAGCTTACCAGCCGAATTGACCGGTAGCTTGCCGCTCATGGAAGGACCAGACCACTTCATGTCAGCCGTTCGCACACTAGCTGGTGTTGCTGTTCCCGGCGTTCTTGTATAGTCAAATGGCCCAGTCTGCTGATTGGGCATTGATTCACTCCCGTTGAAAAGCGGATAAGCCACCACACCGTCATTAAGTGTCACGTCAGTTGGCTCGCTGTCAAACGTATAATGATAGACCTGCTCCGACCGTTCTTTCGTCACGCCGTCGATCTCATCATTAGCGCCGAATTGAAGCACGCCGCCAGCGTCGTTCGTCCACGCTACTACGCCGTTATCATCGGCCATTGTAGCCGTCAGGATAGGAGCAGTCGGTGCGGTGCCAGCATTTGTGACCGTGATATCGGTGCCGGACTGACCGGTGACGGTAGTGATGTCGTTGGAGTGAGACACGCCGTCGTAGCAGATGAACTCCAGTGTGCCTGAAGTCCGGAAACCTCCGATTGTAAATTCGCTATTCTTTGGAATCGCAAGATAGTAGCGATCCGGTGTCCGACCCACCGTGAGCTTCTTTGGTTCAGTAACAGCCAAAGCCTCTATCAGTGATTGACGCTTAGCCTCGGTGGGGTTGTGCATGGCATACGGTATTTTGATTGTTCGCGTGCCGTACTTTCGCCGTGTGAACCGTTCACCGATACCTTCGGCGAATGATAAAGCCGAGTCGCTGGTCTCTGGGAGCATACCCGTATCAGTTGAGAATGAAGGCGTGATGAAGTCATTCAACAAAACGCCGTTGAAAGTAACCGGCAATTCATATCTAAGCATTCCCAAACCTCCTATTCTTTGTTCTAGCGGCCGAGTTAGTGAGGCGCTGAATTTCTGGCTGCATCGTACGTGCTCCCGCCTTCCAGTCAACATATGCCGGAACGCCTTCCACAACCGCTTCAACCAGCTCAGTCAGCATGTCGTTTTGTTCCTTCATGTATGCCAGTTGCTGGGCAGTTGCCGCGCCCATCGTGTTGCTGACTGCGGCTTGAACGTAGTCCATCAGCTTGCTGATTGGTGCCACCGCTTCAGCACCAGCCTCACCCACGCCGTGGACGGAACCATCACCACCAGCGAACAGAGTTGGCTTGTTGAAGATACCCCCAGCCGCGTGCCAGTTGATGGACAGATGTGGCAGTTTGCCCTTCAGCAGGTCGCCAATCTTCCAACCTGCCGGCGAAATGCCAAAGTGCGGCATCGGAATGTGTGGCCAGCTGATTTTGAAGTTGAAGAAGCCTTTGATGGCGTTGATAGCCTTGCTTACTGCCTTCTTAGCGATGTTAATTGGTGTCATGATCGCATTCTTGATGCCATTCCAAACTGTGGAAGTAGCGCTCTTGATGCCATTCCAAACGCCAGTGACTACACCTTTGATGCCATTTACCGCACCAGTCACGAATGACTTGATACCATTCCAGATTGATGTGATAACTGACTTAACCGCATTAAACACGGTGCTAGTCACTTTCTTAATGCCGTTCCACGCTGTTGTGATGCCTGTCTTGATTGCATTAACCACTGGCATCACAAAACCTTTAATGGCATTCCATACTGATGAAATAACCGCCTTAATTGCATTCATTACCGTGGTGATAGTTTTATGAATTAAATTCCACGCCGTACCGATAATCAGTGCGATGGCAGTGATAACAACCGTGATGAATGACTTAATTCCGTTCCAAACTGGTTTCAAGAAAGCAACAATTGCGTTCATCGTGTTTGTGAATGTGGTCTTGATGCCATTCCACATATTGCTGAAGAACGCGACCAGCCCGTTCCAGACACCTTTTAACCAAGTAACGATGGAACCCCAGTTTTTGATTACGATAACAATGCCCGCGATTGCGGCTGCAATACCGAGGGCAATCAGAGAGAACGTGCCTCCGAGTGTGACAACTGCCGCAATAATCGGCGCGAGCATCCCAATAATGACCGAAACACCGCCAAAAATAACAATGAATTGTTTGACTGACGCTGGTAGTTTGCCGAATGCTTCGGCCGCCTTTTTTGCAAAATCTGCAACCTGCTTCAGCACCGGCGCGACCGTAGCTAAGATTTCGCCACCAATATCAGCCAGTGACTGCTTCATCTGCTTTTGCGCCTGCGTGGCTTTGTCAATCGGGTCCAAAGTCTGGTCGAACGACTTTTTTACAGTTCCAGCGCTGTCAGTGGCAGCGCCTTTCAATTCATCAAGACTGACTTTGCCGGACTGAATTGCCGCCACCATCGCTGGTGCTTGACGAGTGCCAAAAGCTTCAACGCCGGCGTTCAGTGCATCGACTGGTGACTTCGCGTTTTTAATCGCGTTGAAAGTTCCTGTTAGGCCTTGTTGCAGAGTTTTGTTGTCCGCTGCATAAGCCGCAGAGGCTTTCTGCATCCCCTTCAAAGCAGTAGAAGCGTCAACCCCACCTTTAGCCCATTGTGCAACAACACCTACGCCGTCTTTCAAACTGATATGGAGCTGGCTAAAGACTGGATACGCATCGGCGACTGATGATTCTAGATCATCAACTGATACACCGCTCGATTGACTGGCCGCCGTGAAGGTATCAAGAACGCCAGGTATTTCCTTTGCCTGAACGTTGAACTTGCCAAGCGTGTCGCGCAGAGCATCAACCGCATCAGCACCGGACTGACCAGTGACCGCGCTAAACTCCGCGACATAGTTCGTCGTTGATTCCAGCGCATCACCGGTTAGCCCGAAGACAGAATGAAGACCTGCCATAGTGTTTGACAGGTCTTCGCTTTCCATTTGAGAGCCGGCCATAGAGCCTTCGACCTTCTCAAATGATTTACCCAGCACTTCGGCAGCCGCCCCAGTCGCACCGGTTTTGCTAGTCAGGTTATCAACAGAATTATCCATTTCAGACCAGGCGTCGACTGCTGTTTCACCAAACTCTTGTATCTTGCCACCAATGTCACTGAAGGCATCGCCCACGTTCTGGAGTTTCTCACTGAATGTATTGTTGGCAATCTGGTCGAGTTTGTTGCTGGCATCATCAGCGTCGTTGCCCATGCCTTTGATGTCGTTCCCTGCCTGCGCGGCCTTAACCGCCGTCTTAGAATAGCCGGCTGCAGCCATGCCCGCAGCGTCATTGTTATCCTTCAGGAAGGTATCGGTATCTTTGAGCTGACCAGAGAAGTGATCAAGCTTGCCTTCAGTCGCGACCACCTCGCGTTGAAAGGCGCGGTACTGGTCTTCGCCAATGTCGCCGGCTTTGAACTGTGCTTCGACCTGAGCCTGAGCTTCCTTCAACGTCTTGAGCTTTGAGCTAGTCTGCTCAACCTGTTTTGCCAACAGTTGTTGTTTCTGAGCAACCAGCTCTGTGTTGCCTGGATTAAATTTCAACAGGTTGTCCACTTGCCGCAATTCTTTGTTGACGGCTGTGGTCTGCTTATTCACGCCGGACAAAGCTTTGTCGAGCTTGGTCGTGTCGCCATTGATTTCAATCGTAATTCCTTTAATGTTACCCGCCATTTTTTCGTCTCCTTTCTTTTAAAAGTTGTCGAAGTCAGCCTGTGTTGCTCGGCGCGACTTCTCGCCACCGCTCTTGTGGGCGTTGACATACTCGACACTTTGATCAAGCACCTGACCAATCGAAAGCTCGTTGAGTTCACTCACACTGAACCCCATGACCTTCGCCATGTACAGGAACGAGTCAGTGTCGATTGGCTCGTCTGATTGGTCGGCGCTACTTAGTTTTTTGTTGTCGTGAACAGGCTTTGCATCAGCTCCATGACTGCGCCCATCGTGACGTCTAGCGGCAGAGCATCAAAAGTTCCAAGCCACGTCTCAAGGTCGCCGATGGAGCTGTCTGCATTTTTGGCAAAAGCCCAAACAACTTTGTACAGCGTTCCCATGTCGAGATTGGCAATGTCGTCATACGCCATCTTGGTCAGGTCAAAATCATTTGACTTCTTGTCTCCGGTCGATTGAACGTTATCAAACACTTTCGCCAGCCGAATCATGTCAGCAAAGAAGTCAGTACCGAACTGATTTTTATACAAAATCGCAGTAGCCGCGCTGGAACGTAGCGCAAGTTGTTTGCCATCTGGCAGATTAACTACTTTTAGCATTGTTTCCTCCTATATATGAGCCGCCCACAGGCTCGTGTACTGTTGATTTCATAGGCGACTATGTGACGGACTAGCCTTCAGTGGAGGTGGTGGCTGCGGCCTTACCGGGCACAACGACTTCCGAGAAGAAGTCACTGTATGAAGGTGAGCCTTCAGACACCTTGCCGTGAGAGCGATGTTCATACGGATCCGGTGCGGCAGTGAAGCTCAATTCCTGTGTGTTAACTTCAGTCTTGTCTTCCTTAGTCTTAGAACCAATGGAAGGCCGAGTTGCCGTGACGTTGAACATCACGTGACGAGTGCGGTTCTTATCGCCGCTGAACTCGAATAGCAGTGCAAACTGCTTTGGCTCTGCATCCGTGTTGTCTACTTGCATTCCAGTTGTGGCATCAATAATGTCGCCAAACACGTCCTGGTTAAACTGATCGTTAAGTCGGGCCACGGTCAGCTTGCCTGAATACCCTTGATTGCTGACGGAAGTATAGTATTTCGTGTCATCGGCATAGAAGTCATTGGAGTCGCCTTCTGGGTCGATGCTTAGTTCGGTTGCGCCCTTCAGCGGAACCGGAGTCGTATAGCTCAGCTTAGAACCGTCATCAGTGGCGATGGCGTAGTATGCGTTCTTGAGGCCAAACTCGACTTTGTTTTCTGTGTTTTCTTCCATGTTTATTCTCCTTTTTCAATATAGTAAATGCGCTCGAACATCTTCTCGGTCTCGATGTACGCGTCACCATCGCATGACCAATCAATTTCGTTAGCATCAAAAAAGGACTCAACTTGTGTCTCCACAACCGGGTCCTTGATTTCAAAGTAGTACTCCACGCGGTAGGTACCACGTTTTAGATAATGTGCATCATCGGCATAGAAGTCATCTGGGCCAGTATCGAATACGATCAGATACGGCAGAGGCTGGGCATTGCCCGTTCCCCACGCGCCATACGTGGTCGGTTTGATTGCCGACAGTCCAGTGATTAGGTCAGCCAGCATCAGCTCAGCCCCTTTCTGAGTGCAGCTTCAAATGTATTGGAGGCAGTCTTCTCGGCAGAAGCAATGTGCGGAATGGCACGAGTACGCTTCCCGTTACGGGTCGCGTGGCCGTTTTCCAGCAAGCTAGTGAGCTGCGGCTTGTTCTTGTTGTAGACCACTAAGCCCTTACCTTTTTTCCGAGTCGTCCAGCCTCGATAATATTTTTTCCCTGATTGCGTATCACGCGGCGAAGTCGAAGTCAATTCATCCACCGCAGCTTTTGCGGCTTTCTGTTGAGCTTCATCCACATTCTGCTGAACATCTTCCTTGTACTGGTCGAGCAGCTTTGAGAGGTCAATCTCAATCGCCAATATCGCTCACCTTCCTTTGCAAATACAGTTCAATTTCGTCTGCGTTGCGCTGGTAAGTGCGAATGAGAGTATATGCGTTGCCGCGCCACTTCATAGTTTGCTGGCCGTCATACTCAAACGCGTGGACAATCAATTCGACTTCTGGACGAATGCCAGCTTGGGCCGCCGCATAGAACTCACTCATCGTCAGTTCTTTCTTCCCGGCTTGCACCGTGGTTTTCGTCTCTTTTGTGATTTGATTGCCGTATTTGTCCGGTTCGTATGTCGCACCGATGAGAGTTACGTCTTCGCTCCAGTCAATCATAGACACCCACCTGCCCAACCATCAGATTGTGTAGGCGGTACTGGATGTTGCGTGGCATCGTACCTTCACCGCGATTGCGGAAGCGCCATGCGGCATAATCAATCTGAAGCATGATTGCCGGATTGTCTTCATCCAAAACAGTCACGCCGGAAGCATTCAGCTCGGTTTCTACACTCGCTAGAATTGACTGCAAATACGGGTCACGTGTATCTGAAGTTATCCCCAGATTAGCTTTCAGTAAGCTGAGTTTATCCAATCCAGCCATTCAAGCCACCCCCTTAGTCAGCGGGAACTAGTGCCAACAGGTCAGCCTTCACAGTCTTCCCCGTGTGGTCGATGCTATGCGCATCCAGATATGCGGTGATTTCAGCCACCGTGTTAGTGTCGGTCGGCTTCACATCGCCGGTTGGATCATACGCCGGGGTGTCCGGCGCTACGCTTTTGGGCCAAGCGTTACCAGATAACCAGCAGCGGTATCAGCGACTTCAACGTCAACGGAGATAGCGGCGAGCATAGCTTGTGCGAAGTTTTCGTTCACAGACCAGCCCAGTTGAACCTCTTCGCGGTCGAACAATTTGACAAAGCGCTTCGCATCACCAACGAATGCCAACGCATCACCAGCGGCTGCGCCAAGTGCGGTATCTGGAACAATGCCAACCTGCAGGCCAAGGAAACGGTAGCCAGTAGCAGAGGTTACGTCCGGTTGCATCAAGTAGCGGCCTTCACCGTCCTTCAAGGTGTCCAAGAATTGGAACCCAGATTGAGTGGCGATGACAGACTTGTTGTAGGCTGGGTCGAGGTCAACGTTGATGATGTGCTTGATGCCGTCTGCATCAGTAGCAGAAGCAGCAGGAGCAGTCTTCAACTTTTCGGCAATCAAGCGGTTCTTGGTATTTAACACAACCTGGTCGAGCACGTTCTGTAGCAAGCGGTTCAGGTCGGTCGCATCACGCAGAGATTCATGAGAGGTGGTGATTGAGCCACGATAGGTACCCACGTTCCACTTCACAGTGATGAGTTCAGGCTTTGCCAGCTCTGGGTTTGCTGCCAATTCTTCCACGGTGTGAAGACTTTCATCTGTCTTCTTAGCCACAGCATAGGTCCCACCGGCTTGCTGTACGCTGATAACGTCAGCGAACTTGGTCAAATCATACGTGGTCTTGAGTTCGTCCTGTGCTTTGTACAGGATTTGCTGTGGAATAATCGCGGCCACATCGCCGGATACAATGCCATCACGCTTCTGGCCTTTGCTGTTCAAGTAATCAATCAGCCCACGAACTTCTGGGTTTTCTTTTTCGATCGTCTTCATGCGGGTTTCTCCACCTTTCTTTGCGTTTGTCTGCGGTTTGTCGGGTTCTGCGGGCGTTTCGTTTGCATCTTCCAGTTGCTTTTCAAGGTCAGCAATATTAGCCTTCAAGTCTTCGTTTTCCTTCTGCAGGTCTTCGATGGACTTGTAGTTTTCATCACTGTCAGCGGCCGCCTTGTCCAATGCTTCCTGATCAGCGGCCTCATCAGCAGCACGCAGAATGGCCTGCTTGGCAGTTTCAAGCTCAGAACGTTTCTTTTCGTTCTCAGCTAATGCGGCACGCGCCATCTTCAAACGTGCGTTTAAGATAATTGGGTTTTCCATTTTTCTTTCAACTCCTTAACAAGTTTTTGTTTGCGTTCGTTGAACGCTTCTTCTTCGGCGTGTTCATTATCACGACTACGTGCGCCAATCTCGGTTGTTTCATATGCCGGAAAAGCCACAACCGAAACCTCAAACAGGTCAACATCGGTTAGCGTGTTGTGCCAGCCGTCATCACGCTTTTCCACCTTCTGGTCTCGGATGTAGAAGCCGAATGAGGCTTGTGATACATCCCCACGTTTTACTTTTGCGTAAATTGAAAGGGCCTCCGGATCGTCGTCATTAATCTCGACGGTTCCGAAAAGCCCTTTATCATCTTTGCGTAATGTCATAGTACCGGCGCTTGTGCGACCCAGCACCTTACCTGTGTCATGATCGAACAGCGCGCGAATGTCTTGGTCTGCGATGTCGTCCGGAATTGCTTCTGGTGCCACCGTTTCAAACTGACCTCTGTATAACTGAGTTTCTTCGTTAAACCGGATGAAGTAGCCGGACAAATATTTCTTGCCACCCTCTTCAGTCGCCGCTAGGAAGTCCGCCGTCTTGGTCAGACTGGTTCGTTTCTCCATTGTCATCACCTCCCTTCAATTTGGCCTGTGCGCCAAGTTTGTCGGTTGGCACGTAGTTCTCAAGCGTGATGAGGTCTTCCATCTCATCATCAGGTGGCAATCCAACCCAACCACGCCACTCATTCCGCCTCATCGCTGTGCGGTCGACCATTTCCTTACCGGCGTTCACTAGCTCGGTTAGATCGTATTGGTAAAGTGAACGCGGGTTGAAACGGAAGTACCAATTTGTCGAGATGAGCACATCGCGCGTCAACGCCTGAGCAATCATCTGACCTAATCCAGCAATGCGCGTGTTGACGAAGTTGTTGTACTCTTCACGGTTGAAGTCACCGACGCCTAACAAAAAAGCCGGCACTCCGAAGAGTCCAGCCACAGTCTTTTTGTCGATTTCCACGCCTTCATTCAGGGCGATGTCTTGCAAGGTCAGCGGTTTGACCTGTTGTACCTCCAGCAAGTCCGCCGGAATGACCCACGGTTCCAATCCGTCAGAATGCCCGATGTACTTGTTCTTAACTTCATCACGGCCAGCGTCACTGCTCAATGCCTCACTATCAGAATCAACTTTGATAATGATGTTCGGCATATATTTGCCGCTCATGAATACCGATTTAGTCTTGGCGGCCTGTGCGAGGTTGTTCAATGTGGTGTTAAGAATTGTGTCAAACCCGTGTCCAATTAAAGGGTAGCGCGGGTCAGGGTTGATAAGAAAGTGCACCAACTGAGCCGAGTCCATTTCTTTGTTACCATATCGAACGCGCAAGTCGGAGGATTGCGAATCGTAGATATAACTCACATTCATCATGTCCAGCGGGCGCAACTCGGAGAGATAATCGCTTCCCGGCTGGGCGATGATTTGACACAGCGAATTGCCATCACCATACAGATACAGGTCTCGGACAATCTTTGTCAGCCATGTCTTTCGGGTCATACCCTTCGACGGGCTAACATCAATCAATCGCGACAGCTCGTTGTTAACTCGTTTGTCACCTTTGTCAGTGTTTTCCAGCAAGTGAATGCTCATCGAAGAAACCAGCTCGGCAATCGTATTCACCGCTGACTGCACGTCTGGGTTGTCCGCCAGTCGCGTGTAACCGCTAGTCTGCAACAGCTCAGCCCACTGTGGCGAACCCAGTTGGACAATTTGCGGTGTGCTGCGTTTTTCAGTTTTCCGTTTTAGTCCAAACATTTAATCACCTCCTTTCAGCCAGGCTGATGCGTTTTCGTTCTTCGTGATGTCTTCAGACATCTGAACACATGCGAAAACAGACGCATCAAACAAGTCAATGCGCTGATTGCCTGACTGACCGTCAATTTTGTCGTACTGGATCATGTCGTCCGTTTTCTCAACAGCCGCCACGTTGGACACGCAGTATTCATATGCTTCGCTGTGGACGTAGTAGAGTTCTTTGTTCTTAGCCTTCATTTCAATTCTTCGGAAACCCTCTGATTTCTTGAAGAAGTATTGCGGCTGATCGACAATCTTGAAGTGTGCTTTCTTCATCTGCATGAAGAACTCACGACCAAACTTCTTATCGAAGCCGACCTTCCTGATGTTGAACCCAGCAGCGCGCATGCTTACGAACCACTTCACAATGTCGTCATACAGCACAGTCGCGGTGTTGCTCATCGTCAGCCAACCATCATCCTCCCAGCCAAACAGTGGAATGCCATCCTTGTCAGCTTTCTCATGTGCAGCCTGTCGTGGGAAGAACGCGTGCGTAATAACAATGTCAGTATCGCCTTTTCGGCCATACAAGGCTGCAGCAGTGAGGTCATGTAACTTAGATAAGTCCGCACCGCCATACCATTTGATACCCATGCCAGCCAGGTCTTTCAATGACCAATCATAGGAACGGTCGGATGCTTTGAAGTCTTCAATATCGAAGTAAGCTTTACTGGAAGCTGTGAACACATTCAGTGTCTTGTTGAAGAACTCAAGCCGCGTCTGTGGGTCGTTGAGTGCCATCTCGGCATCACGCCGCAAATCATCAAGTGACACTGACACGCCAACCGAAGGGTTTGATTTCATCAACACTTCGTCACTAGTGAAGTCATCCACGTCGCCATCCTCATTCTGGTCAGCCTGGCAGATGAAGAAGAAATATTCATCGTCTTTGATTTGACCGGACAGCACCTTCTTGGCGTACTCTACGCGTTGTGCCAGGAAACCGTTCGGGATGTCGCCAGCGGTCGAAATGCCAATCAACAGTTTGTTTCGATAGGCCTTCTGTGCGTTCTTCATCAGGATGTATTTCTTTGCTGATTTGAACGCGTGCAGTTCATCAAGGATAAGCAGGTTGGCGTTCAGCGAGTCCAGCCGTTTCTCATCACTCGCCAACGCTTGAATATAGATTGAGCCATCTTCGCCAAAGTCCTTCGTGATGCTGTGCTCCGAGTTGTTATCACGTATCTGATAACTCGAATCGTGGAAACGGTCGATGTTGAACTTCAGCAGACTAAACGACTCCATTGTCTGTTTTAAACTATTCGCTAGCACATACAGCTTTGAACCCGATCGTGCTTCGAGCAGTGATAACGCGAAGCCGAGCGCGGCGGCGAACGTCGTCTTACCCTGTTTTCTCGGAATCATAATCAGAACTTCGTGGAAGCGGCGCAGGTCTGTACCCTTCTTGTAGAAACACAACATGTTGACAATGCAGAATTTTTGCCAATCAGTTAAAAGTAAAGGCCGTCCACGCATAGGACGGCCTTCCAAGTCTTCACCTTGCTGATGCACGAATACATTCTCAATTAAATCAATCACGAAGTCGGCGTCTTTCATCCGAATATCGAACTCATCTGTCCGCTTCAAATCATTAAGGAACCGCTCACCAGCCTGTACACGCAACCGGTTCGCCGGAATAGTGCCATCAATCACACCGGTTGCATATGCCTTGGCAACTTTGAAGCTATCCATCCGCAACACGGCTCTTCATGAAGTCGGCTAGCGGGTTAGCGTTCACTGTCGGCACGACTTCCACACTATTCGATTTAGGATTGAGTTGCAACCGGTCAGAGTAGCTGGCAATGTCCTTTCGCAGAGACTCAATCGCATTGAGAATTGGCACCTTGCGCTGATTTGTCGCGCCGGCTTTGTTGGTGTATTCTTCCGTGACTTTGTAACCAGACTGCTCGTATTGATTAATAAGGACCGCGTACTGGTCGAGCATACCAGCGTAGATTGTGATGAGGTCATCGTATGCTGATTTGTACACGCCAAGGTCTTTCATCTGCTCGACCACACGACGCCTGCGGTCCAACGTATCGACCCGTACTTCTTTTGCCATTCACGACACCCCTTTCACTTACAGTTATCGCGTAGTCGGAAAAAACTCCCATTGTCCCGTCTCCCGTAAGCCAAAATTATTTTTGTGAACGGGGGGGGATCCAAATTTTTATCGGCAAAAAATTTTTCAAAATCGCGTCTTCGTTTTTGTTGCCAATACAATCCAGCACCAGTCACTTCATCCGTGAGCCGGTCGTGCATCTTGTTGTGTGATGCAGCAGAGAGTGGCAACAGGTTCCACGTCTGCAATGCCAGCATCGGATAGTCAGCCAGTGGATAGATGTGATGAATCATCGTGGCTTGCACAATACGTCCGTATCGCTTGGCTTCTTGGTCTTCATAGTTATACTTGCGCATGACTACTGCCCTCTTGTGCTGCCATCGCTTAGACTGGTAGAAGGCGTGGTTACGCTCACGGTTAGCCAAGAGCATCACCCTTTGTGTACTGTTTAATCTTGTCCACTCGCATGTCTGACCAAGTGTCGCGCGTGCCATCTGGCTTGTACACGGTAACGACTGGCATGGACTTGTAGCCTAGCTTGCGGAAACGTGCATAGTCTTGTTCGTCAGCCATGATTGTTTGGACTGGCATGGCACGAGACAGCAGTTTTGCGGTCATACGACACTTGGCACAGTTTGGTTTGGTATAAATGATCGCGTGCATTAACCGTTTGCCTCTAACCACTTACTAAAATCAAGGTGCTGGGCAAATGGCTCATTGGGGTTTTTCTTCGTAGATTTCTTCTTAGCCGCACGATCAACAGCGGTAATCATGTCATATTCAAGCTTTGTCATATTACCAGCATCTGTATTTTTGATTTGAGCTGATGCTCGTCTCATAGTCCTCACTCCTTTAGAACGCAAAAAAATAGGGGAACACGGTTAGACGTTTTGTCCTTCCGCGTTCCCCTAGTTCATTAGGTGGATCACTTTTTTATTTGGTTACTTACTGTGGTGGAGTAGAATACCGGTTTTCCTTCTTGGAACCGCACGATTGCTTCTCCATATGGCGGTGCACTCACCGCTTTAATTAGCTGGCCGTCTTTTACAATGTAAAGGCCATTTTTAATTGAGTTCATATGTGCATCTCAACCTTTCATCGTCATAAACGAACGCATACAGCAAATGCTTGCCCGTGGTGAAGCCATTCTTAATCTCATAGGGATCATTTGGCTTTGCTGTTCCAAGCTGGCGCCACATAATGCCACGATCATCTTTAAACCGCTCGCTATGATAGTGGCCCGAGTGAAGTTCGTATGTTTTTGCCATATTGAATATCTTTTTGTACTCAAATGGAAAAAGCCCTGTCAGCTTGTCCTTGGCCACATCTCCGTGGGCGAGCATAATGCCAACATGTCCTAGCAAGTATGCACAGCGCCAGTCGGTTGCCGGATTACTGTCATTGAGATCAACGTGAACTTGTGGATAGCGATCTATCAGTGCATAAAGAAAAGCGTATTCGAGATCGCCTGAATGGTTGCCGAACACGCTCTTGATTGAGACGCGATTGCTATATTCAATTGCCAGCGGAATAATCTCCCCAGTTTACAATTCAAGTGCAACACCCTGACGACTAGACCAAAAAGGCCATGAAGACCTATTCTTGTTAGTGCTAGCTAAACAAGAAAGCAGGAATCTTCATGACCCACTCTCAGACTAACACCCACAAGCATTACCAACAACTCA